TGGCTACGCCGCCGACACCGACGCCGACGCCGACGCTATTCCAACTTCACTACCGTAAACATAAATACACGCCGGAGAAGATAGATAGTGCTTTATTGTATGATATCCAGAATTATATTCCGATTTACAGGCGTTTTTTCGATATCAACGAGACAAACTACAACAACATACAATTGAACCAGCATTATTATTTACAAAATATCATTGAGCATCAGTCGCGAATTATGGAAACTGAAAAAAGAGGTGAAGCGGAAGCAAACGACGAAACCCGTAATTCTTCACTAAACCATTTGGAAACGGTGATAGGCGATGATTCAGGAAACACGATAAATGTCCCGATGTTTGTGAAGTATTCACCGCTGTTAGACCCGATACGATATTTGTCAGGCAAATATGAACCGACCCTGGCTGCGAAGTCATCACTTCCTAAATACGATTCTACACCAGATACCTGTGAAGAAAAAATGCTCAATACCAATAATTCGTCGTATGTTGACGGATTTTTCTCCTATTTAACGAGTTGTGCTCTTCATACCCACGGGATTGTCCACGGTCTTGATTATTATGGCAGCTACCTTTGTAAGCAACGCGAATTCTCGACGAATGTATTCGATGATATTGATTATTTGGCAGATTGTTCATTTTTTAATACCTATGAAAACGAGCGTTTTACGATAGATTATTCGCAGTTTGGCGACGATGAAACGAGTATGACGAATAGTGGTAATAATAAATGGATGAAGCTTCGTAATAAGCTGAACCCAGTGTTACATAAAGGGAACAATGCGCCCATTAAAATTACGGAAGATGATATTGAGATTACGGTGGCTGATACGGATACGGCGACGGCAACGGCGCCGTTATCTGCCGAAGAAGTAGTTCCTGTATTATCGACGTCTCTCGACATCGTAGAAATAAATATGGATGACTTCGATACACACCAGACAGATATAGATATACGCAATTGTAATAAAACACCACGCAATAACGACAGAAACAGTGATAGCGACAGCGACAGTGAAACATCGCAATCCAATTCATCGTATACAACAATGGAGAGCGACAGCGGCGACGACGACATCGACAGCGACGTCGACAATACGTCGAAAGAAGACGCGGGTAATAACCGCCACGACGACAGCGACCGCGACGGCAGCGACAGCGACGGTGGCAACGACGGCAGCAACAGCGACAGCAACAGCGACAGCGACGGTGGCAGCGACCGCGACGAAAGCGGAAGCGGAAGCGAGTATTCAGACTACAGTGACGATGAACAAATCATCGTAAAAATCAAAGACTTCCCCATTCAAGCGATATTACTCGAAAAATGTGTAAGCACACTTGACAATATTATGATGCACGATGAACTCACGAAAGAAGAATGGACATCGCTTCTATTCCAAGTGATTATGACACTTGTCATCTATCAGAAAATGTTCGCTTTCACGCATAACGACCTTCACACGAATAATATAATGTTCATCGAAACGACAGAAGAGTTCATTTATTACTTATTCGAAGGTCAGTATTATAAAGTCCCGACCTACGGTCGTATTTTCAAAATCATCGATTTCGGTCGTGCAATATACAAATTCCGCGGAGAGCTTATATGTAGCGACAGTTTCCACCCGAAAGGCGATGCTGCCACGCAATATAATTTCCCCCCGTTTTATAATCCGGATAAGCCAACAGTCGAACCAAACTTCAGTTTTGATTTGTGCCGGTTGGCCTGCGCTTTATTCGACTATTTTGTATATGACCTACGCAAGGTCGAAAAACTGTGTAAAACCGACCCGATTATCAAACTTGTTGTGAAATGGACGATGGATGATAAAGGGCGCAATGTTCTTTATAAATCGAGTGGTGAAGAGAGATACCCCGATTTCAAACTGTATAAGATGATTTCGCGGTCGGTTCACGGGCATATCCCGGCGAATGAAATCCATACTCCGATTTTCGATGAATATAAAATCACATATAAAAAATACAAGAAACACGCGGCTCTGGCAGCGAAATTCTTAAATCAGGGTAAGAATACTCACTTGTTTATCAATGTAGATACATTACCTAATTATTCCGGCGAAGAAACTTCTCTCGATACGCTGGAATGCCGTTCTTCGCGATGAACTCGATTTGACGCATGGTCCATCCCATACTAGCACCGGAGTGTCCAGTTTCCATATTGTCGCCGACAAGTGTCACGATTTTGTCTTCGCCATAACTGAACATAAATCCTCGGTCGGCGGGCGGGCTGTATTCGGAGAGATGCTTCCACACATCGATTTCTTTATTCTTAATCTCAGGCAATTGGCCGACGCGAATAATTGAACGCATGCCGTCTTTCACCATATCCTCTGACCATTTGTCGTTGAGGAATGATATATCGCAGGCATTCACCGCGTCGATAGTTAAAGGCCAGTATTCTTCAGAGGTGGATGGTTTACGTTCCAGATGAAGAACGACGGAATTGGGGGCGACGGAGTCAACAGATGCAGACATAATAACGAATGAACGAATGAATGAACGATGCCACGAGTGAAATATAAACATAACGATTTCAATTTTATGTTTATACATTGATTCATTAGTATTTGAATAAATAACTAACATTTTATACGCTCATTGTAACCATCTTGTCTAGAACTACCCCAACGATTACTCCTAACGTCAAACTTCCTGACATAAACCCTACAATAGTAGTAATGACCGTGATGACCCACCGACGGTCAAATGACTGTGGTTTAAATAAACTATCCCAGTCACCGGTTTTATATACAACCAGCAACATAACACCGACGACCGCAGCAATCGGTATTTCATTGATAGCAGTTATAAAGAATAAACATATTACAATAAAAAGGACACTAGTTATTACAGACGAAAATTGGGTTTTCGAACCATTTACTAAGTTCAACTTGCTTTGTCCTACTAGGACACATCCACCAAAACCGCCAGTCAGTCCTGTTGCAATATTTGCAATACCCTGAACAAGACTCTCGCGATACGAATCACCTTTAACTCCCAATGTAGTTTCGGCCTCTTTCACCATAATCATTGACTCTAATAGCCCAGTAAACGCCATTGCCAGAGAAAAAGGGATTATCTTCCCAATGTGTTCAATATCATATTGTATTTTATCCGAAAATAATCCGTCGAGAGAAATCAACGAGGGCAGTTCTGATTTTATCTCTCCGACATTTTTCACTCGCTCGATATTATAGTATTTCGTAAAAATAAAAATAAATGCTGTAATCGCAAACATCGAAACTAGTCCTCCTGGAATATGAATGTGCTGGTCTTTACTGTGTGTTATTTTAATTACACCAAAAAACGCGATTAATGTAGATATAATCGTGAATAAGGTTGTATTCGCCAATTTAAGTCCCGTAAACCATTTGTGTTCTTTGTCCTTGAAATTATCGAGTTGATGAACAGCAATGAGACCTGCCAATGCTACCAAAAACCCGGACATAATGTGTTTCGGAACATAAGTCACATACTTATATAACCCGGTAATTGCTGCTAAAACTTGTATAAAACCACCAATAATTACCGTTGGAATTATATATTCCTTCCCGACGAGCGAGCTCACACCAGCGATAGATGTTGCAACTGCTGCTGTTGAGCCCGAAATCATTGTCGGCATACCTCCGAATAATGAAGTAATGAGAGACATTACCATCGTGTTCTGAATACCAGTTTTGGGTGATAGACCCATAATAAAGGCAAACGCGATAGATTCCGGAATGAGTAGTAAAGCAATCGTTAATCCAGAGAGAAATTCATTGATAATTTGGGTAGATGAAACATTTTGTATACTGCTCATTCGTATAATGTAATTTTACACTTATATAATATTACGATATAAACATAACTATTGTTATTATATATTATGTCGACTTCATCGAATAGAATCACTGTCGACGGCGTGACCTACGACATCACCGATTTCAAGCATCCCGGTGGAAATATTATCAATTATGCTAAAAATACACCCGATTCAACAGACACATTCAACGAGTTTCATTATCGGTCACCTTTGGCAAAAAAGCTGCTTCGGTCATTGCCGGTATATCGTGGCGATGACGCCGACGCCGACGCCGACGCCGACGCCGACGCCGACAACGCTGACATAACACAAGAACAGCGAGAGATGACTGCCGACTACCGAGAGATGCGTGCCACCCTCATTGAGAAAGGATTATTTGAACCGGATTATATCCATGTCTATTTTCGAATGATGGAACTCTTATTTTATTTTGCTTTAGGCACAGGGCTAGCAGCGTATAATATCTATGCTTCTATGATTTCATTCATAGTATTTAAGACACGTTGCGGATGGGTTCAGCACGAATGCGGGCATCTCAGTTTCACCGGTAACCGCCATATCGACCGCGCAATTCAAACATTCACAATGGGGTTCGGTGGTGGTGCAAGCTCGTCGGTATGGAATTCAATGCATCAGAAACACCACGCGACACCGCAGAAAGTAAAATACGATATTGATTTGGATACCACACCGTTCGTTGCGTTTTTCAATCGTGCGTTCGAAGACAATCTACACGGAAAAGCAAGCGCACGATTTATGAACCGGTGGTGGATGCGTTTCCAAGCGTGGACATTTTTACCTGTCGTCAATGGAATACTTGTTCATCTATTTTGGATATACTATCTTCATCCACGGAAGGTGTTGATGCGTTTGAATACAGCAAGAACAATAGAGACGAAACTTGAAACTGGGTTTGAACTGGTTTGTATGGCCACGTTGCATCTTGTATATCCCTATATTTTTTCGACGTATGCACAATATGGACTATTGTATTCTTATTTTCTTGGAATGGTGTTGAATTTTTGGAACTTCATTTACTTATTCGGTCACTTCTCTCTATCACATTCGTTTACCCGCGTTGTTCCAGATGATAAACATCTACTTTGGTTCGAATACGCAATTCAACACACGGTAAATATTTCGACGAATTCTGCGCTTGTTACTTGGATTATGGGGTATCTCAATTTTCAAATCGAGCATCATTTATTTCCGTCAATGCCACAGTATAAGAATGCTCTTGCCGCGCCATATGTTCGCGAATTTTGCAAGAAATGGGCAAAGCATCTAACATACACCGAGCATTCTTATTTTACTGCTTGGCGACTGATGTTATCCAACTTGAACCAGGTTGGAAAACACTATTACGCGAATGGTATTGATAATCGCGAGGGGGGCGACCACAGCGACCACAGCGACACCACGACGGAGGAACATCTCCATCTGGATTAAAACCCGGGTGTATCTACGAATACAGCAGGCGTGCCTCCGCTACCGCCGCCACCACCGCCGCCGCCGCCGCCGCCCATCCCGGTATTCTCAAACTGGTTCAATATAAATACCGCCAAAATCGACGAAATACAGACCACGATAGAATCGCGAACAAGGACTTTCACTGGTTTTTGATTGTCAGAATCCACAAACCGCATTTCGATGAATTTCAGTAAAAAATAAACAATAGCGACTGCTGTACCAATAATCGCTAATTTGGTTGTATTGAACATTGTGAACAAACGGACGAGAGAATGTATATAATCCTAAAAGGCGTATATACATACAATTTCACTTATTTATTTATTTTTATACGCGTATCAATGTATTCAAGCACCGCGGCCCCCCCCGGCGGGGGCGCC